GTGAAGTATTTGATACTTTAACTTCTCAGCAGGAAATTGACCAGTTTGCCCAAGTAATGCTGCCAGAATAGCCTGCATTTGTTGCCCTTGAAATCCCGATGGTTGATTACCCAGCAAGGCGCCGATTTGTTGATTGTCTGCCATTAAAATGCTCCGATGCCGGCTGTAAGAAGATTTGAGATATTCCCGAATAACTGCCCTCTGGCCTGTTGTTCAGCTTGTTGTTGCGCCTGAATCGCACCCTGGATATTTGGAGCCTGTATGCCCTGGAATCCGACTGCCTGACCTGTAGGCGTCTGAATGCCTGGCACAAGACCTAGAAGGCCGCTTAACTGTTGTAATGGGAACTGCTGCGCTATTGCTTGCTGACCAAACAGTCTCTGTTGTTCTGCGCCGCCGAGTTCCCGTGCTGCGAGTTGTTGACCGAATAATTGACCAATCTCTGCGCCGCCGAGTTGCCTTGCAGCCAGTTGCTGACCGAATAATTGACCGATCTCTGCGCCACCAAGCTGGCGTCCTGCGAGTTGTTGGCCAAACAATTGACCAAGTTCCGCACCGCCAAGCTGTCGCCCTGCAAGCTGTTGGCCGAATAATTGGGCGATTTCCGCAGCTCCTTGCTGCCGTCCTGCGAGCTGTTGACCGAATTGTGCCTGGAGTTCTGCGCCACCAAGCTGGCGTCCTGCGAACTGTTGACCAAACTGGGCACCAAGTTCCTGACCGCCGAGTTGCCGTGCTGCAAGTTGTTGCTGAAAAAGTCTTTGTTGTTCTGCAGCGCCTTGTTGTATGGCTCCCTGAGATAAACTTTCAAGCGTTGCTCTACGTTGTTCAAGAATCGGATCAAGAAGCCGCTCTCGTGCTTGAGATCCAATAGGTAATCCTCTTTCTGTTGCCCTTACATCGAATGCTTCAATATCCCGCTCAAACTGCGGATTGATAAGCCCTAATGCTCTATTGAATGAAGCTTGTTCAATGGCTGCGCGTTCACCACCAAATCCGCCTAGTGAAACACCTGGCAAACCGCCAAACTCACTAGGAGTTACACCTGGCAGCGCACCAAAATCTGCAGGGGATACGCCTGGCAAACCGCCAAAATCACCAGGGGATATACCTGGCAGCGCGCCAAAATCACCGGGTGACACACCTGCTAACGCGCCAAAGTCACCGGGAGATACGCCTGGCAAACCGCCAAAACCACCGATGGACAATTGCTGAAGTTGTCTTGGATCACCAGGTTGTAACGGCTGAAAAGCTTGTGCCAATCCCCCTATTTGCTGCTGGCCAAGACCCAAAAGTCCAAGGCCGAGCTGCTGTTGCTGTTCAAATTGCTGTTGCGCTAAAGGAGATAGAGCAGTCGTTCTCTGAAACTGAGGAACGCCGCCAACTTCGCCGGCTTGCTGGAAACTGACTGTGCCAAATGGAGACACCTCGCCCAACATACCGAGCTGTGCGGCCTGGATGGCTGCCTGTAAATTCGCCTCTGCTTGCGCGCCAGTCTCTGCGGCTACGTCTTCAGGCGACGGCCTTTTGGCTTTCTTGCTCATTGATCTCTACCCATTTGCATTCATCTCTCAGCATCGAATATAAAACTGCATCCCGCTGTCCATCAAAACCCTTTCGCAACACGCCTTCCTCTATAAATCCAAGCCCTCGAAACAATTTGCGCATCTTCTTATTTCGTCTGTGGCATACAGCCTGAAATCTCATAACGTCAGCAACATTAAACGCATAATGAAAAATCGCCCGCAAAGATTGTCTGGTACACCAACGTTTTGATATTGATGCAAGCGTTATGTCAATCATATGACCTCTGTAATCATGGAATACCCATGCAGCCACCAGTTCACCATCAACAACAACACCGGTTATCAAAGAACCATCCCTAATCACAAATGTTCCAAGTTGTTGATCAATCCAGCGAAATAATGCGGCTTCCTGTTCACTTCCTCGCTGTGCGGTTTGAATAATCATATTTGAGTTGAAAACAGGTTGGAACCATCTGATACCAATGTTACCCCCGATATTCCGGGAAAATTCAAAGTATCAAATCCATCTATATCTTCAGCTCCCTCTGTTGCAACTTGAAGAGAATTAGCAGTAGTAGTATGGAAAATAAAAAACACTTTACCAACAATCGCGATGTCACTGGATCGTAATGTAAGGGTTCTGTTTCCAGCTGTTGTATCGACAAAATAGCTGGTGGCTTCAAGACTTGAATTTATGTTTGAAGATGTACTTATCACCTCTGATGTAAGGCCACTAACCTTGACATTGCCACTTGTCGGATTGAGAGACAATTCAGATCCTGTACTCTGAAGCTCACCGCTCAGTAGCGTTACTATGCCGGTGCCTTTGCCATCAAGCAAAAGATCAATATCTGTGTCTATACCAAAACTCTTGATTGCAGGCGCATTTCCCGTTGCAGAAGAAATGATGTCAAGACCGTTTACGTGGGATAGAATAGAACCATCAATGCGAAGCACTTCAACACCAGTAGCTGATATCGCCAGTATATCATCTGCTGATGCCCTAATGATCAAGTCACCATCAGCGTCTATTATCAGATTTGCACCATTTAAATCGACCTGCCCAGTTACATCTCCAGTTAAGTTGCCTGTGACGTTTCCTGTGACATTTCCCGTATGAACACCGTTTGTGTTTCCCGTGACATCTCCTGTAACATTTCCAGTATGAATACCGTTTGTATTTCCTGTAACATCTCCAGTTAAATTACCTGTGACGTTTCCAGTGACATTCCCCGTTATATCGGCGAGAATCGATCCCGTTCCCTTGGTCTGTAAATCCAGATCAATATTTGTATTGCCACCAAAGGATCTCAAGATCGCAGCACTTCCGCTCGGGGAAGCAACCACTTCAATGCCATTTAAAGGAGACGCTACGGATGCATCAATGCGAAATATATCAGTACCCTGAGATGATACTGTCATTATATCATCTGCTGATGCTCTAAGGATCAAGTCAGCATCAGCGTCTATTGTCAGATTTCCGCCATTTAAATCAACCTCTCCGGTAATGTCGCCTGTTACATTTCCAGTTACATTGCCGATGACATTGCCGGTATGAATACCGTTTGTATTTCCTGTTACATCTCCTGTTAAGTTACCTGTGATGTTTCCCGTTATATCGGCGAGAATCGATCCTGTCCCTTTGGTCTGCAAATCCAGATTTATATTTGTATTGCCACCAAAAGACCTTAAGATCACATCACTTCCGCTAGAGGAAGCAACTACTTCAATGCCGTTCAAAGGAGATGCTACAGATGCATCAACCCTGAAAACCTCAGTACCTTGGGCAGAAATAGCCGCAATATCATCCACAAGTGCATTTAGAATCAGATCGCCGTCAGCATCAATGACCAGATTCTTACCATCCAGATCAATCGACGCATTAGCATCAAGCGTCAATGATCGAGAAGCGGCAATACGCACAAGCGAGGTAGATAATTCAAGCGGAGATACAGTGCCTTCTCCATCTGATATGGGAAGCAGTGCCCCGCCAATGCCGCTGTTATTATTGGCAACCTGTAATATGTCTTTGAATGTTTCAGATGGCGTGCGGCCTTCAAAGCTTGTCATTGACGTTATTGAGCCTCGTAAGTTGCCGTAAATTCTTCATCTGTCATAACATAGAGGCGGCCAATGTAATCTTGTACAATCCATTCGCCATCCTGTGCCTCCACTGTATCAGTGACAGCATCAATCTTTCTGTTTGGAATTGAGCCATCAGCCCAGAGAGGTTTTTGCCCTGGGCGGCCAACCTGCCACGCTTCTATAGTTAGTTTTCGTTCTTGATATTTTGCCATTATGATATCCTATAAACTCCAGTTGCGACAAAAAGAGGAGTAGTTCCTGAGATATCTGCATCTGTAATAGTAACGATACTCGTACCTGTTCTTACAGCAATAAGATTTAAATCTGTGCCAGAAGCTCTTACTAAAAAATACTCACCACTAACTGGCATTGTAATATCATCAGCTCGTATAGGTAATGCTGTATCAAAATCGACACCAGCAAAGGGCAAATCCCTTAATAGCAAGTTACCCGAAATTCCTACATCAAGCGCAGATACATCTATAGTTAAAGTGAACCAAAGTAAATTTCCAAGCCTGATAAAAACTCCTGCCTGAGTATTATAAGTATGCACTCCATCAGTAACTGACGCCCCAAGTTTCGGTGTAAATGGAGTAACCTCATAATCAGCAATTGTCTGACCGCCGGTAAAAGTAAGGCCAGCACCACCGATATCGACAACACCAGTACCTTTAGGAACAAGGCTAATGTCAATATTTGTATCGGTGCCAGAAGCGTTTACAGTGGTAGGATTAGTAGCTGCTGAAGCATCAAATCGAAGTCCGTTGACTGGAGAGGCTGCCGAACCATCAAAGCCAAAGAGTGATGCGCCATTTAGCTGAAGTGTTAGAACATCATCAACAGATGTAATAAATTTGGAATCAGCATCCGTATCAAGAAATAAATCCTGACCATTCAACAGCATCTTTTGTGTGTATTTTGTCTGTGTTGTTGATACTTCGAAAGGGCCGACTGTTCCCTTGCCATCCTCAATTGGTCTTGAAGTGGCATCAATGCCAACATTGGCATTGGAGACTTGTAACAAATCACCAAAGGTATCTTTTTGTTGCCGTCCTGTTAAAGCGACCATTAAAATAATCCTCCTTCTCTGAAGATGACTTCAGTATTAAACCATTCAATAGATTGTCCAGTGACAGTAGAAATAAAAGGTGCAAAACTTTCACCTTGATTATTTACGACAAGAACAGGGTTTGCAATTTGTTCATTACCTATGCCCCAGATATCATCTGCCAGATCCCAGTTAATATCTCTGTTTTCCCATATATCAGAAATAGCAACATTGATATCAATGACTTGTTGGTTGGCAGATAAATCAGCAACATTGAAATTCGCCAACACACCAAAAGTAATTGATGTATCAGCATCAACTTTGAGCAGAGGGCGTACAGCTGTAACCTGTCTATGTCCACCGCCAATGGGTCTTGAAGGCTGATTAAGACTTGAGAACGCCTGTTGTACTTTTCCTGTTACAGGCGCGCTCGTTACTTCATATGGGATATTGAAAGCTTCCCAGTTTACATTGATGCTTTCCCAGGTGCTTCCGCTTGCATTCGGTCTGCTTTCATCAACATTACCTACATCGGCTTGAAAAACGCTGCCAGATGTACCAAAAAACAAAAGATTGTTGAACACGCCAAAAGTCCGTGCATTACGGTCAACAAATCTGAACCAGCTACCGTTGAAAATGTTAATGATATGCTGTTCATAAGTTATATTTGTTTCAACTGGAACATTGAAAATCAGAAACTTGCCATCCGGGCTTTTTATTGCCTGAAATCCAAAATTGTTTCCTGATGTTTTGACTATTTCTGCAACTGCATCGCGGATCTTGGAAGAAATTGCATCTTCTTCTCCAAACCGGCCCATCATGATCGCTGTGAGTGGCATATAGCCTTCACGGGTCATAATGATCAGCTCACCGCCCTGGTTCACTGTGGCCCTGTTTCCTAGAGGCGGAGAAGCGTTATATGAGCCTACTTTGCTGAAGGTAGTTGCGGGATCGCCCTGATAAACAATAACCTCACCTGTACTCATCACAAACACTGTAAAATCATCCATGCCATCACCGGCATCCCGTGACCAGCTTGCGACTTTTACTGCAAATCCACCTTGAGATCCTTCAACGCCGGCAAGATCAAATTCTGACAAGGCGCCGGTAACTGCACCAAGGCCACCAAAAAACACAGCGGCACGATCTACTGCAGTAAACCACAGACGGCTCCTTACCAGTGTTACTGTGTTTAAAGTTGCAACCGCAACATCAGCAGATGTAAATCCTGCCGCGGTCAATGTTGTGCCATCAAAACTCTGGGGCGCATCTGCTCCATTAACCAGTGTTGTCTGGTTGCCTAGATTTTCTGCTGACCAACGCGCATTGGTGAATCCAGTTCCAAGCGATATTGCCGTACCTGTCGTGATGTCTAATACGTCACCACTGGCCGCTGCTAGAAACTTGGTTCCTGTTTGTGAACGATGTTCAAATAGAAATTCGACTTCGCCTGTTAATCCGGATGTAAAAAGTCTGTCACCCTTTCTTAACCTGATGCTCGCTGTATCGACTTCCCAATTATCAATCACAACAGCGTCCAGAGGATCCATTGTTGCAAGACCGTCACGTTCATTCCAGCCGCCAAAAGGTGCAGGGATCGGCAGATTAACCGATACCTGTTGAAATCGCGGCTGACTGAGAAGCGCTTCCCGTATCATCCGAAATCCCCGTCCGGCAGATTAGAGAACCTGAGGCGGGGTCCGTCCATGTCAATAACACTCGCTGCGCCATCTGCTGCCCTGGCCCGCTCTAATGCGGCTTCATAGTCCCTGAATTCTTCGGCGTAAGGCAGGCCTCTCGATTGAAGCAGCCGATATCTTACATTCAGTGTCGTGATGTCTTCGTCCAGAAGGCCAACATCTGTATCTGCAAGCCATGTCTTCTGTAATGCTCCCAAAGTTGATTTGACTTTGGCGTTGGTCTTGTATTCAAAGGCTATAGTTTCGCCAGACGTTCCGGGTGTCGGAAACAACAGTATCTCTTCATTGCCTGTGGTTGCGTTTCGTCTGATCCGGAATATACGGGAACGGCTGGTTTGCAGATCTCTGGCAATCAAAGCATTCCACTCTACAGGAGTGACAGGGCCAAAAACCGGGTTTCTGTTTGTCCTGTCCCACCATGTGATGTTGATGATTTCATCAAGATCGGCTGGAAGCTCGTCATAAGCTTGCTGAGACGCTACGGTCAGGAATGTCTGTTCAACATCAAGGGTTACCCAGTCATGCCGCCTGGCGTCTTCATTGATTGCTCTCTTGGCTAATGCCAGTAACTGAACAGCTGTGGGGTTTTGAGAACCGACAATGACGGCAGGTACTTCAAAAGCACCAATTTCCCTGACTGCATCCTGGCATATATCAAGCAGCGACATCGCTGGCTGCTTTCAAAGAAGCTTCGAGATCAGTGTCGGCAAACTCAAGCCCCATACGAATATCTTTCAGAATGCCTTTGGCAACGAGAGCCTTTTTCAGCCCTGATACCTGGTTGCCTGTCAAACCTGTAATCTCAGCGATGGCCGATCCTGTATTAACGCCTGTTACGATGCATTTAAGCACTGTCATTTCCCGTTCAGAGATTTCTGGTTCTGGTTGGGCCTTCACAGCTACTTCCACAGCTGCTTTCTGTGAAATCTGTTGTTCAAGTTCAAGGATCCTTGCTCGCATACTTTCCATTTCGGATTTGTCCGCTGCTGACATGCCGCCTTTCAGATATGCATCTGCCTTGTTCCTGAGACTATTGGCGCCTTCTCCAAGAAGGCCCATTCTGTCATCAGGGAATTCTGCGAGCTGTTCGACCGTATAAACCCCCACGTTCTCAAGTTCCATAGCCCTTGTGCGGGAGATTTCCTGCCACTCATTAACAGGGGTGCCGGCAATCCTGAGCTTTTCGTTGGCTTCATAAGCTCGCCAGTGTTCAGGATATATCATTTTTTGTTCAGGCGTTATGGGCTGATCAAATACTGATTTTGACATGCCCGGAGACTGAATCCGGATGTAAGGGCGGGAAACAAAGATTGGCCGATCTTTCAGCTTTGACTGGAAATTATCCTTCACTGAACGATCATAAATAGTAACATTGTTGCCATCACTTGCCGGACCGCGAGCCTGCAGGCTTGCAACGTCTTCCCAATTTGTTTCATTCACAGAAGACATAGATTTTCCTTTGTAAAATGTAC